TTCGGTGTAATATGTTGTAAATTACTAACAGAAGGCTTGGACCTTAAGGAATACAGATAGCAGGATGGTTAGCACCTAATCCTAACTATCTGATTATCAGACAAAATCGCGGACCCTCCTCCTCCGCCAGCATCCTGAATATCCTGTTTATCCGATGATTTAACTTACTCTAAATCGGATAAATCGGATAAGCAGGATGAAAAGGTTAGCATAAAGGTTAGCAGTGTTGAAAATTAGATTCATTGCTAACCTTTTTCATTTTAATCTTTGATGTATGAAAGCTCTATTCTACATCTTCCCTCGTGATCAATCATTATATGTCCGTTTCACCAACAGCTTAGGTAAGCGAAAAGTACGTGCTACAGGCTTATTTCCTAAGAAATGGCATCAGAAGCTACAGTATGCGGATGGTGACACGAATGTCAATAAGCTAGTAGGAGAGTGGAAGCGTATCGCGGATGGATGTTCTACTTTCGAGCAATTGTACAGGAAAATAGATGCTAACAACTCCTTGGTTCTGTCAGAGCTAGTGGAAAGGTACTGCAAAAGTCGACCTAAGCTATCAGATGGGACATTAGAGAAATATAATGGATTCAAGAATATTCTGGGCGATTTTGATGTGCCGCTCTATAAGATAGACCCTGATTTCATCAATGACTTGTATAAACACTTCCTTACTAGAATGAATATCAATTCAGCCTATAAGAGGATGCATCAGTTAGACTCATTTCTCAAGTTCGGTATCCAGGAGGATATGATCAGAATCAATCCGATGATGCATATGAAATTCAAAAAAGTAAAGAAGGATATCATCTATCTCAATGAGCAAGAACTCCATGCTATCGAAAACAAAAATCTACACCATAGAATAGCCAGAATCAGGGATGTATTCATATTTCAGTGCTATACAGGTATGGAATATAGCAGACTTCACACTTTTGAAACCAAAATAGACATCAAAACAAAGAGGATATGGATCGATTCAATACGAAATAAGACTAAGAAAAAGGCTGTACTTCCTATGTTCCCAAAGGCACTGGAGATATGGGAACGCTATGATAGACAGTTACCTATCAAATCAAATTCGAGAATGAACGCCTATTTGAAAGAGATCCAAGACATCTGCGGAATTGAGAAAACGCTGCATACTCATCTGGCAAGGCATACGTTCGCAACTACAATCTGTCTTCTCAATGGTGTTTCTGAAGGTACAACAGCAGAGATGATGGGAATCACAATTCCAATGTTGATCAAGACTTATGGGAAAATCACACGTAGAAAAATAGACAAAGAGACGAGCTTCTTCTTTGATGAGAAAATAGAGAGTGATACGAATATAGGCGACGCGGATGCGTGCTAATTGTGTGGTGGCAGACTACTGATAATAGTCGGTATCAGCAGAATGCCATAGCACTCTGTGAACCTTGTTATTATCAGTAATCTCATTTACTATCCCGAATTATTTCACTCATCACATCCAGATCCACCCAGTAAACTCCCTTCTGGTATATGGCATCAGGAAAGAACTTCTTCACTGTCTTAGGGTCAACCTCTTTGTCTCTGCAAAACTGTGATAACTTCTGAAATCGGAATCTATTGGACTTATCCAGTTTGTGATCTATCGCATTCAGTCTGTTTGTGATTTCCTGTAATGCCTTCATCGTCTGACGTTTTTGATATCACGATGATCATTCATTCTCTCGCTGACTTAATCTCAGTAATACCCAGCACTGCACTAGTGCTTGCTGCTATGGTCAATTTATTTGCATCTGTGTCACTTTCTTTGCCTCCAGTACCTATGAATCCAGTAGGGTCCAGTCCAGTGACCTTGAGAAAATTAGTTTCAGCTTTTGCTGATTCCACAACAACTTTCCCCACCTCAGCTATAGCCTTGGCTCTTATGATTTCCTTATCAATTTGCTCTGGAGTTAGATTTTCATCATTCAGTCTCTCAAGTGCTGCGAACATGTGATCTCTCACGTCATCAATCTTGTTTTTCATAATGCTTGATTTTCTTTTTTAATTTGGATAATGCCCGGATCCCTTGTTTCACATCCTCCGGGTACTGATGTATAGTATTTCGTTTCATATTCTGCTGCTTAGTGATTAATCCTAAGTTTTCAACTGTGCAGTTCATCGTGTTGCCATCTTTGAAAATCACTACCATCATATCTGGTATTTCTCCGATTTTAGTCCTGTACATGTGTCTATGTAGATGCTCCCACTTTCCTGCACTGATCCTGATAAATTGATATGGAATCCCTCTTCTATCTCTTCTTGTCCTGATAGCTCCATCTGATAGCGTATTGTGTGGCAGTTGACCTTTCTTAAAGAAAGTCTTAGCCATTCTAGCTCTGGTCTCTGATGAAACCTTTCTTCCTTTGTTCGCTGGCGTATGACCTTTTTTAAATCTGTGACCTATCCCTGCTTGGTTTGTCTTGTTTAATCGGCCAGACTTATCTGACCTCTTAAACTCCTCGCTTTTGCATAGACCTAGTGTCTTAGCTTTCCCGTAGACACTGGTAAGTTTTCGACCTAATTTCTCAGCGACTTCTTTACCAGTATGATCCGGGTATATTTCTATCAATCGAGAGATCTCCGATTCTGTCCACATTCGTCCATTCATACCACCTCCATTTTCTCTCGCCAGCTCCTCACGCCTGAGTCCAGAAACATTCTCCAGTTGTGTACCAGCTTGGACATCGCATAGATGTTGTCAGCTGTCCTGTCGTACTGATCCAGTAGCCAGTGATAACGAGTCTTCCCTTTCTTGAATTCTAGCATTACACCTGGGCCACCTGGATTACTGCCGTACACAGATCCACTTGCATTCAGGTGGACATTGGATAGTAGTCTAGAATCTTTGGCCCTGGCCAGACGAAGTTCTTTGACCAGCGCTCCTATGGCTTCCTTATAATCTTTCTTAGGATTCATTTTCTTAGGCATTCTGTTTGCTCTCATACCATCTGGATAGATGAGTGGATATTGTAATCTCATAGTATTGATTTTGAGTTCAAAAATGAGGATGCGGATCTCTCCGCACCCTCGCCTTTGGGACAAGGCTTGCACTCACCTTTACAGGCTGCACATTTTTCTCTGTAATATCGGAATGGGGTGAAGTGTATGATTGCCATGGGATCAGTAAGGTCATATCCGGCAAACCACGACTGAAAATCCATCAATCCCAGGCCATCATTCAAGGCCAGATCATAATCATCGACCTGGACAAATGGCGCCACAGTCTTACAATTATTCACGATGGCACCTATGGAGCTGATCACCAGTTTCTCCAGTCCTATGCCATCACTCTTATGCAGCTGCTTGATCTCTATCTGCTTACTGCGGTAGGGTTTTCCTGACCACTTCCTGAGAGATATGTAAGCCTGATCTGCTTGTATTTTCTGGAAGCGTTTCAGCCATAGAGAATAATTGCCTCTGATGGTTGTCTTCTTATTGCCGGACACGACAAACGACTCGAAGTCTGTTTCCTGCCCAGCTCGTCGATGGCCTTTCAGGAACTTCTGAGCGATCATTATGACATAGCAGGATTTCTTATTTCTGCTCATATGCTATCGCTTTTCCTTGAGAGATCAGATCATATATGTCATAGTGCATTTCCAGATAGCCATCTATCAGAATTTGTGATGCTCCATCCACCAAGTATCTTGACATTCCATCCAGCGGCTTCAGTATCGGCTTTATGTCCTCGAAGCCTTGCTCTGCTTCTATGATATCCTTGAAGCATGCAGTGCCATCAGCATAGACAGCGTACATGGTGCCTATCTTCTTTTCACCCAGGTCAGTGACCTCACACTTGAGCTCGTAGGGTAGGTATGAGGCTAGTATCTTTGTTGTGATCATCAGGTTTTATTTTATATATCCGTTCTATTGAAAAAATCTCCTTCGTTATCTATCTTCTTTGCCATGTCCTGAGACGGATTGAATTTCTCATCGCTCAGGCAGAGGTATTCTTTTCCATTACTCTTGATCCGCTCACCGTCCTTGGTTATGTTGAAGTCCAGCTTTCTGTACTTGGCATAGATGATGAGTTTTTCCTTGATCTTGGCTACTGTCATGTACTTGCGCTGATTGGGGTATTCCTTAAGAAAACTTTCCATCAGCATCATCTTATTCATGCACTTGTTTCTCCAGACTCCTTCCTCATCATACTTGAGATCAGCCCAGTCTATGAAGTTCTCACCGAGCTCGTTTCTCTGGCTTCTCCTGGTCAGCTTCTCTTTGGGTACTGAGTACTTGAGATTATACTTGAGATAGAGCTGGCTGCACTGGATGGCCAGATTGAAAAACAGGTTCCATTGTTTCTTGTCCCACTCGCTGAATAAGTTGTGACCGAATTCATCATATGGGGTCCGCTTCTCATTATAGTAGTCAGTGAAGCCCAGCAAGAACTGACGCCTGATGAATGAGTTGCTGGATCCCCTAAGCATTCCATTCAGATTGATGATGAATTTCTTCATTCCGGCTCTTACGGTGGTCTTACCTTTCCGCTTCACCTTCACGCCATTGGTGATCTTGGAAAACATTCCTTGAAAGTCCAGGTCACTCCTGGCATCATCCAGGACTATTATCCTGGTGTTCTCATCCACACCTTCAAACATGAACGGATCCTTAGCCATCAGATCCTTCGCTCCGGCATCTATATCGAATAGCTTGACCAGGTGCTTTGCCATGAAACTGAATATGCTTTTACCAGTTCCACCCTCAGCTGCGCCTCGCTCAGAGTCTTTGAGATCCATACATATGATGGCCTTGGTATTACTGACATCCTCATAGTCGTGGAGGAGGTACCCGAAAGCCACCATCTTGGCCAGTAGATGCATATTTGTGGCCTGGATTTCGTCCTCAGTCACTCCGGCTGCTTCATTGGAGATGGAATGATTCTGCACCCACCTGGCTGGTAAATTCTTTTTATGAACTGAAGCGGCTTTCTTTCTCCAGAAAGTACAGGAGGTATTATATAAGAATTGCAAGATCTCCGATTCCTTGCCCAGCGCTGTCATCTCAAAATCAAAGCCAGTACTGCCATCCTTCTTCTCCATCGTGAATAGAGGCCCTGTCAATTCAAAGTCGTGCTGGATCACTTCCTCTTCCCAGTAGTGATACACATAATGCTTTTTGATTTCAGCTTCATCCTTGGTGATTTCCACCACTTTATCTTTGAATAAGAGAGTCATAATCTCACGCTGAGCTGGTCTCAGTCTCATATCTATGGGCAGCAAGTGATTCATCTGGACTGGTGACAGATATCTGGAAATACCAGCCTTGATGAATCTTGAAATCTCCATAGATAGATCCTCCAGCTGCTTGGAATATTCTATCAGGTAGGACTGCACATATCGTGGCGTGACCTTTCTGATCATATTGCTGCTGCTCTCCACATGGAGATGCCAGATGTCCTCCGGAGACTGCTCGTGAATGCCTATCCCTCTATTCTTGAAAAAGTTCTCGATCTGAATCCAGTCAAAGGTCAGTTTCAGATTATCATGCTTGTCATAAGACTTGATCCAGTACTGCTCTGAGGGTAGCACCTTCTGAGCCAACTCAAATTTCTCTTCCTCTTCATTGTACTTTCTCCTGATCTTGCCCAGCTTGAATTCTCTCAGATCCTTCAGCTCAGCCTTGTAATGTTTCAGGAAAGCCACTTCATTGTGGATCTTCCAGATTTCCTTCATCGCATAGTCAGAAATCTCAGTCACATCGTAGAGCTCCCACTGGTCAGTTGTGTGACCCGGTCCAGTGACTGCAGTTTTCAGATCATCCAGAATTTCTTTTTCCTTGCCTTTATTCGGGACGAGGAAATCGTCTATGCCTTTCTGATCAGCCTCGGCCTTATGTGTACCTATGAAAATCTTGAAATTGAATTCACCACTTACCAGGAAGGAATAGAAATAGGATCTGAATCGGGTAGCCGCTTTGCAGAAACTTCTCGGTCTCATGTCAACTGGCTTATCAGATTTGATCGAAAGATCTCTCCAGTCCTGGTCGAATAGGAATACGACATTCTTCACATTGAAAGCTTGCATCAGTTGCTCAAACACATAGGGCATGTCCTCATTTGCCAGATTATGAATGCCCATGATACCGACACATAACATCTTGTGACAGCAGAGCTTGTCTGCTTTCTTCTCACCTTCCACGATGTACAGTGTATCGAAGGTGGAGCCCAGCTCATACGCTCTGATCACATACTCAGGCAACCATAAGTGAGAGCCTGATCCGTAGGGACTCGCATACTTCATAGGGCGGCCAGTCTTCTGACTCAGGTGCTGCTCCGGGTACTTGTGCCTGACTCTATATAGCTGCTTTTCCTTGCCTCGCTTATCCCTATAGGTGACAGTCTTGCCATTCAGTGTTCTGTACACCAGTATCATGTCATCACCTGTGGGATCTATCTCACCGTACTGATTCAGCTTTCCTTTTCTGTATCTCTCCAGCTCCATGGTCGTGTTGCCATCGGTCACCTCATATTGCTGAGCGGATAGTGAGATCCCTGACGCCTGCAATTGTCTATCACGGAATGAGAGTTGTTTTTTCTTACTGGACATTTTCTTGACCGGGACTATGGGCGGACTGATGTCTATATTGTAAGTCTCTGCCAGATAGATCAGCGATTCCTTGTACTCCATCCCTCTCTGGCCAGTGAGATACTGCAGTGGATACTTGCCACCATCTCCACACTTGAAACACTTATAGAGACCCTTCCCAACTGTCACCGTCAGGCCTTTGGGATCACCGCAATTATTACACTCACCTATGTAGGCAGCACCCTTCTTTTTCAGTTCCACGAAACCCTCGATGGTGCCCAGCAGGTCATCTATCGCCTTGATCTCTTCCACCTTGTCAGGTGCTATGTATGTGTCACTGGTAATCATAGGAACATAGGAGTATGTGGTATGGGATTGTAGATGTAGACAGGATTGATCTTGTACACCTGAGCGAGGTCCAGTATGCTTTTCTGAGGCAAGGTCTCTCGACCCTGGCAGAGTCGCACATATTCCTGTATGGAGCTGATGCTCAATAGTCTGTAGTACTCAGGCAACGAGCTGATGCCGTTTTGGCTTATGACATAATTAAGTGCCTTGAGGACTCTGCTCGTGTGATGGTGCTGGTCGTTCTGTTCATCGTCGTCATCTCTTTCTGAAGTCACAGAAGGCTCACCTTGCTGAGTGAGTAGGAATACCGGAGACAGATCAAAGTCCCTGAATAGCTGAACCAGATAGGCTGGAGAAAGTGCCTCCTGATCATCAGTCAGTATATGACTGATCTTTTCTTCTGATTGTCCTATGCTCTTGCCCACGGCCTTGGCTGTGGTCTTGCCTTCTGAGATCATTCTCACCAGAGCAGCTGCTGTGGCATGGGCAAGGGAAGTCTGTTCATTCATCCATCGGATCATGTCAATTGTAATTTTAGTATGTGAAAAAATTATTTGTGGCTCAGGTCAGCGGGTGGTTGTATCTGGAGGGTATTTCAGTTTCAAGAAAAGTGAAGTTATCATAGACATTTTCGCAGTGTTTCCTTATCGCAAGGATGATCTTCACTGATTCATTCTCGATCATATCTTCAGCTGATGCAATTAAGTCTCCATTTCCTGAAAGATTTGTGAGCGATAAATCGCCATTGATAATATACATGTGAGACTCATAGATATGATTAAAGAAAGAAAAGTCCACGTAAAAATCATTTATGAATGTGTAATCAGCATCCATCGTCACTGTGCCATCAGTGATGTCTGTGATGATTAAATTGGCATTGATCTCCTTTCTCATACCTCCTCCATTTCTGTAGTGAATAAATCTGGCAATTGTATCCCTTGCACCTCCACCTGCACAGGCAGAAAACGCTCTCGCATCAGATTATAAGCTCTGCTCAGGAGCTCAGGATCACGAGGCTTGTGTATACCATCTATGAGATTATTCAGAGAGTTCTGATGGATGCCCAGATTATGGGCTAGTTCTGAGGCTTTGAGATGAGGCATCATGCGCCTCATCAGCTCTCTTGCTTTTTTGTCCACATCGTTCATTGCCATCGCTAATAATTTATATTTTGTAACAAATTGTAAAACAAACATATGACAACTTGTTCATATATGCGCGATATATGTGCATTAAAAATATAACATATTCATAAGTGATTGATTTAAAGCAGTTTAGGAAGTCAATAAAAAAGAGTCAAGGGGACATAGCAATTGCTATTGGAGTTGGCGCATCTAGAATATCTAGATATGAATCAGGGAAAGAACTATCTAACAGCATTACAGAAAGAATACTTGAAAAATACCCAGACGCTAAAAATTACATAGTCGATAAGTTGCCTGAAGAGGGAGGCGTATTGGCTTTTGAAGATTACAAATCCGAGAAAGATGAAGAGATCAAGTACCTGAGAGAGATGAATATGGAACTTATCAGACTCTTGAAGGATCAAAATAAAATGACAGAGGCCATGAAAGAGTTAAGAGACAAAGTAGAATAGAAATAAAAAGGCAGAGGTCTTCGTGACTGGGACCTCTGCTTGTTTCTTAGATGCCATCAGTATCCTCGATGATACCTAGTGCGATCAGAATTTCTATCAAGATGTCCATGGTTGTATAAGTTTTAAAAATCATTAATGACTCAATTTCGCAAAACAGCTATTTAATTACAACTAAAAAACGTGCTTATAAAGAACTAGATTATAAACAAAGAAAAAGGCATCCTTATGCTACCAGTAAGAGAATTACTTGAGATTTGCTCAAAGTACCTTGGAGAAAAAGGAACTGATAATCTCACACCTAAAGAACTAGAGCTAGCCGATGGTCTGACCTCAGGACAATCTTATGAAGCGATGTCTAAGCAGATGTATGGTAGCTCACCTAGTGTAAGATCCTTTGTCAAGACCAAGTCGCATCTCTATGACAAACTTATCGTTTCCCTCACGCATATAGATGGAGGAAACTCACTCCAGAGGCAAAAAACCAGTATTCACCGTGAATTTCAAGCCATCGCACTGATGTCTATTTTTGGGTTTTCGTCCGCTATCATAGCCGCAGCCAGAAGATTACTGAGACGCAGCACCACTTACCAGATGCACAATATCTCTGCGGAGCTTTGCAGAAAAATCTCCAACAGGTATGCCCTGAAAAAAGAGAGCCATCTGGCTGAGTCCTTCCACAAGATGGCTCTGAATCATCTGGAACTGTATCGTAAGGAAATTGAGTTTGACTGGGATTATGCTGTAGTCCGTTCCAGGTATGGCACACAAGCTTTTCAGGAATCCAGGACACAGATGCAAAGGGTAATCCACGATATGAAACCGCATCTGGAGCATAGTATAAGATTACAGCTCATTCACTTTGAGTTCAGTTTTTTCCTTGCCTACATAGATGGCGATAAACCATCACAGATAGAGACTTGTCATCGTGCCATAGAACATTTCAGAGCTCTTCCATACCAGCACTCCATGGTAATCAACATTTTCACCTTCCATATTCTGGACGTCCACATAGCTGCCCGTGATCTGGCTCAGGCCGAGCTGGTCATACTGTCAGCTCTCTCAGAACAGAAGACTAAGGGGTCGCACGTCTACAGATACAACGAGCTGCTCTTCCAGATCTATCTCCACCAAGGTGATTACCTCAAGGCACTGCCGCTGTTCCGATGGATAGAGAAGAATGTGCACAAGACTGGCCAGCCAGCGTATAAGACCAGGATGCAAGTCTATGCGCTCTACATGGCCATCAGCCTGGGTGAGAAAATCAGCCTCAAGAAATTACACTACAATCTGAATAAAGTACCACGAGAGAACATTCATGTCACACTACCATTCCTCATAGGCAAGGTGATCTATCATCAGCAGCAAGGAGAATTGAAAAAGGCTGAGGTGGCACTGGCACATCTTAAGAATTACTCACGATTATATCTTAGATCTCCCATACACGATCGCAGTATCGCTTTCATCAGTCAGCTTGGTGACAAGTTGGATATCCGCTCCCTGGAGAGTGGAAAACTCCCGACTGACAAGGCGGTACTGGGTCGTAATAGTGTGGAAGTCGTGCAATATGAGCGGCTGCTGGATATGGTGGGGGTGGGGAGTTATTAGGGACAACATTGAAAATATAACGATGGGAAAACATCCTAAACAATTAAAGCTACTTTTTCATTTAACAGCATTTGATAATCTAGAGCAGATTCTGAAGGAAGGACTAAGTGCTAGAGGAAATCTCGCTGCCTTTCATGATGTTGCAGATGACAAAATAATCGCTCACAGAAAGAAACATAATTTAAACGGATATGTACCTTTTCATTTTTTTGCTGGAACCCCATTTGCTGGACAAGTCCAGCAAGATTGTAAAGGTCTCACTTTTGTATTTTTAACGATTCTAAGGACACTTGCAAAACGAAATAACTTTAAAATTCTTACGCAACATCCATTATCTTTGAACCCACCCATATTACATCCTTTTCAAACGGGCATTGAACTAATTGATTGGGATTTAATGGGAGTCAGAGATTACTGCGATCAAGACTGTAAAAATTGCTGTATGGCAGAATGTTTGAGTGAAAATACGGTGTTTTCTACCGATATTTATGCAATTTACTGCAAGAATGGAACTGATAAGCAAAGGATAGATGATTTGCTTACTAAGCTAGGAAAAACAGGAATTTATGTTAATTGTAATTCAGCTATGTTCAAGAAATGATAAAGCTAACAACTGGAAATATGTTTGAGGCTGGGACTGACGCCTTGGTAAATACAGTGAATTGCGAAGGATTCATGGGAAAGGGAATTGCCTATCAATTTAAAACTAGATTTCCTAGTAATAACGACAGCTACGTTTTAGCATGCAAGAATGGATCTTTTGGAATTGGCAAGGTCCTAGTTTCAAGAGAAAATGATAAGGTTTTGATTAATGTTCCAACTAAAAACAAATGGCGAGAAAAGTCAAAATATGAATACATTGATTCAGGTATGAATGCTCTGGTCGAAGAATTACCTAAGCTAAATATCAATTCTATAGCAATCCCTCCTCTTGGTTGTGGCAATGGAGGTTTAGAATGGAATATCGTTAAAGATATTATAGTAAGTTATGTTTTGAAATTTGCTGATGAACTTGATATAATAATTTTCGAACCCTCCTCAGTTGTTAATAAAAACCAAGTTACTAGAGTGCCTAAATTGAATGCTAGTCATTTAATTCTTATGATAATTAAATCCAAGTTATCTAAATTCAACAAAGTCCGTCTTCAAAAATCGGGATTCTTTCTCAACTACTTTTCAAAAGAAAATTATTTCAAATTTCAAAACTATCATTTCGGTCCTTATTCAAATGCGATTAGTATCCTTAGTCGCCAAATTATAGAATACCAGACTTATTATAACGTTGGTACAGAGAAGGCACTTGATTTAGCTCTGAACACAAACATTAGTAAATCTGTTTTGAATAAGCTTCAAAAATTTGATGCATCCATCATTCAGTCAACCAATTTAATCAACAGGATTACCGAGGATAAAAATCTGGAATTACTTTCGTCACTCCTAACTTTATTAGAGCAAAATTATCCCTGTACTGACAAAGACTTATTTATTCTCCTTCAAAATTGGTCAGAACATAAGAAGAACTCCTTTGAAAAATCAGATGTTGACCAGGCGATTAGGGCTATGACTGAGCTTGGTTTAATAACGATGTCACTAGGAGGCCTCGCACCAACTTTAAAGAAACAAAGAGTTTTAAAATAATTATTAACTCTGCGCCTTTTCCACTCCCAAACGAATCAATTATGCATAAAATGAAAACGTCAAAGCCTGTCCAGAAAGGTGAGATAAATAACTGGGCGTTTTCCAATGATGTTGACTTAAAAACCAAGATTGAGAAACTTGCTGAAACCGATAAGTCTTTTGACAAGTTTCTTACGTATGTAAGATCAAAAAAAAGTATCTGTATTAACTTGAACCTTGCTGCTTTGAACAGTGTTCTTCTACAAAAGAAGTACTTGAATGTATTTGAGCAAGGATATAGCAAAGATGCCATTAAAGAACGTTACAATGCTGGTTCGATTCCCTACTTTGACAAATTTGAAGCGTTTGCAGAACTTATTGAAGATGGTAAAGTGTTAAAGTATGCTTCCTTACATACTGGTGGCATGGGTTTAAACTGGCCTGGTTTTGGCAGCGGACGAGTGAATATTCTTTTAACTAATTCTTTCGGTGAGTTGGGAGATCTTTTCTGCTTGAAACAATTTTCATTGATATACCTGAACAGCGAATTAGACTTTGATGATTTGAGATTTAGTGAAGATGTTTCTAGTTGGGGTAGTGTAGAATGTCTAGCGACAATAAAACATCAATTCGATTTAAAACCAGACCCTGGAATTTGGGATGATTTGATTTCAAACAGCTCTAGAGGATGGTTGGAGATTCTTATATTTTCTGACATACTAGCTGAGGATTTTGAACGTATCTCCATTAAAAAAAAATTGTTTGAGGAGTTAGAAAGAATGGATGTTAAAGAGTCCGTATCTGACAAATATGATCAAATGTTACTTCTTCAATGGAGATCAATAAAAAGAAGTATTTCCAATTTGAATATTGAAATGACAACATTATGAAATTATTTAAGGTAATTGGTTTTATTCCACAGGTTTCTCAAGGAATTTTTTCGGACCCAGATAAAAAAACATACCTTGTAAATGCACCGTTCAAGGAGTCATTTATAGAAACAATAGAAGACCATGTTAGTTTTGAAGATTCACCGATTGTTATGATAAATGCATACTTCGAAAATCTTGAAGACCTATTAAACCACTTTCGAACCTTGCATCTAAATGAAATGCTGACAAACGATAGGAGCCTACAATTAATCAAGGAAGAACTTAAGAAAATTAAACAGAGACAAAGCGACAAAATTGAGGTATTCATACCAGATGCATATCTAAAAAGAAGTTTATACGTAAGAAAAACCAAAAGAATGAAGCTGCTAGAATCTGTTTCTCCAGAACACCAGAGAAAGAAAAGAAAAGATTCACTTACTAAGAAAAGTTTTGTTAAAAGATTAAGTAGATATTAAGATAATAATATTCCACCCACCTTATCACCTGACGCAAACACCGTCCTGCTCTCACCCTCCACATAGCCATGCTCCTTATAAGCAAGAAAGACCTCCAGGTTACCTCTGAGAAATCCGATGATATCAGACTTATAAGAGGCTGCATCCTGCTCAGCTCTGAATAAGAGATCCTTGACCATCTGCTCGTTAGCTGGGTTCTTGATGTCCATGGTGTCGGTCTGTGTGACGACCTGGATGCCATTGCCTTCCAGTAGAACTCTGAGGTGTGGGATGCCTAGATAGAGCGCTCTATTCGCCAGATAATGCCTGGAGAGTTCTATCAGCTGATCATACTCATCTGAGTTGTCGTCCTGGTCGAGCTTGGTCAGTAGTTCATCATAGGCCTGGTGACAGAGGAGGACTCTGAGATCTCGCTGAGCTTTCCGGAGATGTGGCAGCATGGAGATGAAAGTCCTTCTGGAATTGGCTATGTCCAGGTACTGAGACAGCACCTCGGTATGCTTGAAAAATAAGGTATTGTGAACGGTGTAGGCTTTGCTGGTTTTGAATTTATCCAGCAGGGTCTCAGAGATGTTTTCTTCCATCAGTGCCAGCAGCTGGTCCAGCTTATTATAGTACTGGATGAGTGCAGACCATCTGGTATTCTTGTACCTCCACTGGTTAGTCGGTTGTGAGGTGCCATTCTCGCTGCTGCCTTGCTGGACTCCCATGTCGGCTATGACGATATTGAGAAAGGGCATGGCCTTGTAGACGGACAGATAGGCGATGGCATCTTGCAGCGTGGATCTTATCCGCTCTTTCAGGGATGTGATACCTGCATCATCAGTCTCACTGGTGTCAGCTGTGAGCACATCATAGAATTCTGCTGAGATGTATTCCATCACGTCATCACTGGCTTGTCTGATGTAGGGCTTGAACTTGAGCCAGTTCATATTTCCATTGACGCTGGGATAGTGCTCCAGGAAGTTGGTATCCTGGATCTTAGTTTCTCTGGTTTCTGTGACGGTAGAGGTGAATAGTAGAGTCATAGTGTTGATCTTTGTTATTGCAAAAGTGGCGGCAAATTAGGGTACTGAATAGGACAGAATTACCACATTCATACTTTAGAGTTTTTGATAGATTCCGTCCTGTAATCCCGTATCGCCTTTTTGAGAGCTAATTTCTGAGTCGGGTTTATTCTGGCTCTAAATTCTAGATGATTTATGAAATCATAGATCTGTCTTTTGAGCTTGTTTTCTTTGGTCTTTTTCATCTGATATTTTTTTTTCAAAAGTGCACAGTTCCAGGCAGCCCGAGTATGAGCCTGGACTGTCCATATTTCTGCATGAAATAATAGTCTATGGTATCCGTGAAGTGTGGAGCGTGCTCCTGTGGGAAGGTCCGGTCTTTCTCCTTGGATTTATTTTTCTTGTTGTCAGCGGTGACCTGGGTAATCTGCAGAGCGATGATGGGATCCTTGCAGTTCTCCTGATTTATGCGAAGCCTGGGGAGCTGGGAGTCATCCTCAGCGAAGATGTTATTGATGAGGATGTATCTGTCTTCGTGATTGTTTGTTCTGCCTGCGTGGGCTTTGATCTCGCAATTCCATCCATGTTTTCTGAATTGATTTTTCACGACATTGAAAAAAGTGATGCCCATGGGATTCTTGTCATGGCCTCTGGGCTCTCCCCATACTCTGACGGTCTTATTCTTGTGGTCTACGTACTTGTTACAGTAATCATCTATGAGATCCTTGACAGATTTGGGATCTTTGACGAATAAGGCATCGACCATTTTTTCCTCCTTGCCTGAAGACTGGTACACCGTCATGCAATTGATCCATCCAGAGAAATCCAGAGAGATGTCCATCGGCTGCTTGGGATCCATGTCAGCAGTGCCTCTGGTGATGATGCCTCTGTTAGAATCACCATAATTATACTTTGGCTGGTAGCCGTGCTTATCTTCTGAGAAAGCATGATAAAAGCCTTCCGGCTGTCTGGTGATTCTCATATTCATCACCTCCACCTGAAATTCCAGATAGGTCAATTCTCTCCGGAGACGTTCTATTCCTTTCTCACCCAGCACCTCGATATTATCATAGGCCGTGGCTTCCTGGTAGTAATATTCATCAGGATGCAGATTCATTTTCTCTGCGTATTCCAGCACCCAGTACTGGGAGCGCTTCCAGGGCATGGAGCAGAACTTACTGAATTGCTGATGGAGATGGCTGGTGTACTTGTGGCGGTTGCCTCTGATGGATGGGAGCAGCACTTTATTGATATGCTCTTTCTTCACCAGATTTATCTCATCACCGAAGCCTCCATCGTAGGATCCACCTCTCTGGTGATCCGGTCTATCCATGGATAGGAATTCTATACAGTAGCCATTCCAGAAGCTGATCACATTATCAAAGCGTCTCGGTGGACTGTAGGGCCGGGTCCAGTTCTTAGGTGGTCGCCTGCCCACGATGTAGTGTCCAGGAATCTTTTCTGATTGCCATTCCTTCAGGCCAAAACTCTGCCACATCGCCTCGATGGCTGGCATCGTCTTGGTCAGGATCTGGTTGTAGGTCGTGGATACAAAAAACTGCTTGGCTCTGGGTAAGTGGTTCACGCTGAGGTAGGAGCTGAAGCCTATCAGTGAGGACTTGCCCACACCTCTACCACCTACGAAGGTTTTATCTTGCTGAGGTGCTTGCAAGAACTTATCCTGTACGGGATTCACGTATACGGACTTACTCTTCTTCATCAGTGTCCTCACTTACTTCCTTGAATTCTATGTCCTCAGCCAGTGCACCCGGATCAGTGGTGAAACTTATATCCGGTAGCTGGAGATCCTTGAGAATGTCTTCCTGATCATCTGGTCTGTCCAGTTCCCATTTTCCTATGAGGGTGAGCGCTTCTTTGGCGAGCTTGAGGTCTATAGGAGCCAGTTCCACTTCCACTTCTGTCAATATGCCATCCTTGTCAATAATCTCACGAGTCCCAGTAACACCATTGATCCCTTTTTCATAGAGGTCTCTGGCTTTGTCTATCAGTACGGCTCTCGCCATATCTTTATTCCTGGAGATGATGGATCCGAATAATGACTCCGCTTCTCCTATGTACTTCTGAGCGGTTTCATATTTCATGTCCGGATGGATCACTCTCACTTTCCGCACCGACTCAAAGCCAGATAAGGAATCTCCTGTGATCATCCACACCTGTCTCAGCTTCATCAGATATTCCTCATCACTGGGGCTGATGGGTAGGCGTGGCTGCTTGAGATACATTCCCAGGCGTTCCAGTCTGGAAGCATCCTTGAAGTCTGCCTCTGTGTAGAGTCTGCTGCTGAGTAGCTTAGCGTCCTTTTTTGTCAGTTCTTTTGATGGCTTTTTCGACATAGGCTTTGTGGGTCTCCAGTTCTTGTAATTTGGCTTCAGCCTTGGTGATTCTGTGCTGCTTTTTTTCTACCTCATCAGAGAGCTTGAATAGATCCTTGAGATGGGTTTTCTTATTGCTGATCTGTGATCGTAGTCTGAGAAGTAGTCGGTGCCTTTCCAGTCCGGCTCGTGGCACCGGATATTTTTCTGCGGATTGTGGCAGCTGGCCAGTCTCCTCATATTGTCGGATGGTGATGGTGACGGTCTTGATCCTGGCCTGTATGCCCTGCACATCTGTGGATACTGCAGCTCGATCAGCGTCGTCACTGCACTGGTGGAATTTGTTCGAGGTTTTACCTCTGAGGTTGTAGAGCTTGGTTCTATTGTTGTAGAGGTCGTTCAGTATGGGATCTCTGGCTAGGCTCTTCTGCCCTCTGACTCCCTGAAGGGAGGACTGCTGCTGGCTGCTCTTGCTCTTCTGCCCTCTGACTCCCTGAAGGGAGGACCGCTGCAGGCTGCTCTGCTCTGCATCCAGGCGCTGGAGTTCTTTCTCAAGATACTTGGTGGACATCAGGGTGAATCCTAGTCTCTTCAGCTCTGGGATCCAGATGGAGTCGGGATCTCTTTCTCGCAGTAGATTGATGCCTGCTTGGTATGTGAGTTCGTCCATCATGTCCAGGGAAATTGTAAGGCCAGTATTCTGGTCTGGTGAGCTGGGGTATATTCATCCAGGGGGATGTGTCCTTTCTTTTCCACCAGGCCAGTGATGTCATAGCATAGTCCATCCAGCTCAAAAATGGCATGATTGACATCGTAGAGAATCACACCGTCAGGATAGATGGCTTTCAGTATCACGGCAAAGCGGACGCAACTCCCACGGGTATAGACTTCCACTGTTCTGGAGTGGCTGTCTCTGATGGCTGATATGACTTCCAGTATCTTACTCACTGACTGCTGGATCTTGTTGTGATGAGGCTGTTTTCTCTATGCCATCCGGGTTGTCATCCAGCTTGGTGATCAGTGTATCTTCAAATCCGAACTTGATATTAGAGTCCCAGCCATTGGCTTTCTGGACGATCTTGAGTGGCTTGAGGAGGGTTCTTCTGTGTCCTGGTGCTTTGGTGGCGAGGTAGAGCATCAGTGAGTTTCTGATATCAGATCCTGAGCTGAGCTTACCCTGTGTCTGAATACTGGCAAGGGTAGGGTGTATGCCCTGCGCTGAGATATTGGCATCATTGGACTTGTCGTATAGCTTCAGTAGTGCCTCGTCTTTCAGGTCCACTTTGAGTGGTGTGATCTTGATACCTGGATAAGACTTTTCCATGTCGTGCTTAAACTTCGTGTAGACAGCTCTGCCAGAGTTCTTGACGCCTGCCAGGAAGTTATTCATGGCATCTATGAAGGTCTGCTCAGCGGCTGCTGCTTTGTTCATGCATTCAGTTCTCGCTGCTCCATCATCAGCGGCATCATATGCGACTCTATCCAGAAAGTAATCGAATGGAATCTCGATGTGGAAACGAATGTTGTATCCATTCTCCAGATTGTGCTGGTGAAATTTCGGGATATTATTGGAGGTGATGATCCATTCTTTTCCACCCCAGTAGTTGGGCTTGTAATAGTAGCCATCGAAGAAAAGCTTGGTGCCAGTATGAAAAAGGCTCTTGATCTGACGCTTGCCATTGTAGGTCGGGATAGGAATGGCTTTGGCTTCCTGAATGCCTGTATTATTTGCAGTCCTTTGGCTCCAGCTTCCGTGGTAGTAGTACACAGGCACCTTTCCATTCACATTCTGTACACCGGCTCTGATGTTCTTGCACGGCTTGAGATGTAACTTTGAAATTTCCGTGCTTGATCTCTTTCTTACTTGTATGAATTCAGTAGGCACATTGGCATGCTTGAATAATTCTCCAGCTGCACATTCGAGATAGTCGTCCCATTGATTCTCGTCCAGCCACTTCTGAATCTCAGCAGGCATGGCTATCCTTTCTTCTCGCTTCACGCCAGCTTCCACTACTTCATTATAGGCATAGATGCCGCCACCAATGGTGATGGCAGCCTTGGTGGCGATCAGTTCTCCTACGATATTGTTATCCAGGATGATTCTCTCCCGGTGCTGTGGTAGCTGATTATTCTTACCCCAGTACGCGATCTTTGCATTATTGGCGTAGTCGATGGTCTTGACTTCTGTGTAGTCCTCTCTATTCCTGATGGATTTGAATTCAACGATATCGCCTCCAGCCTTGGAGGTCATTATATGATCTCCGGTTCTGATGATGTCGTAGGTGGTGGGCTGCTTACTGGTGGTAGGGGCTTCCATTCTTAGTGTCTGATTGTATGGCCATTGATGGCGATGAAATGTGAGATGAGAGGTGTCAGTGGTCGGGTGGTATTACTCAGCTCTGTGAGTGGCATCGTACCGCTGAGCTTGAATGATTGCTTGACAAAAGGAGCAGCACCGCTCTGTGCAGGCTGCTCCTTGGGATTTTTGGGATTAGGAGCGCCATAGCGACACAGCACGGTCTTGATGGATCCTATCCGGGGTCCTGAGCTCCTGACGAATTGCAACTCGAATGGTTCTGCAGATCCCTTGATGATATCAATGGCATGCTGTATGCTGATGGTGCTCACTTCTTGTTTTTCTATTCTATCTTAATCTGGGGCCGAGATTTCCAGCGACGTGCTCCAGGATCTCATTCGATACCCAGACGAAGGCTTCCACTCTCTCTCCAGTGCTCAGGACATGGGTGTATCTGAAGGGGCTGAAGCCATACTCCTGATTGAGCTGGCAGGCCATCAGTTCCACTTGCTGACCTTTCTTGAGGTCGATGACATTGGGTCCAGATATGTCGTGTTCTCCATTAGGATCAAAGTAGGCGTGGGCATCTTCTGTAACCCTGAAAATGGGTTGTGAGACGGTGTCCACTCTTTCGAGTTGTGTACCGTCTTTCAGTACGACATGCGTAGGCGTATCCTGAGCTAGGTGGTCTTCAGGAATCCTGACTGTGACTATTCTTTTCATATTGCAAATGATTAATTAATGATTTCAAATTTCAGTAAGCTGTGGAACTCATCATAGGACAAGAAAAAAAAGAGACAATCCACTCACAGGCTGGATGCGTGCTAACCATCCGCTTTCCATGATCTGATATTGAGAGATTGCCTCTATCTGGTTGGTTTTAAGGGAGGTTCTATTTTTTTTGTTCTGGTGGCTCTGCTGGCTTATCTGCTCTTCTGCCCTCTAACTCCCTGAAGGGAGGACCGCGAGTGTGAGTGTGGATCGTAGTCATAGCTCACCAGGGTATCAGTTCCTATCTTATGGGCCAGTGCTGAGCTGTCATTCAGACCTATGATGAATATCTCCGGATGCATCAGCTCCTCTGTGGGTGCTCGATCATCTTCAGTGCTGAAGGTGGACAGTAGATCCATATAGAGCTTGGTGTAATGGATGGTGAAGCTGAGTATTGCTACCAGCGTCACTGCTGAGATTGTCAATGCTACTTTTTTCATTTGCTTTTTCTGATTTTATAAAAGATTACTGATATATCTTCCAGAGGGTAACATGTGTACACCGACCATGATCTTAGGACTATCATCATCATTCCATGAGATGACTTTCCCATGGCAGACCAGAGTCACTTTGCCACTTATTTTTCTTCTATATATCACCTGCTGGACATACCTGAATTCCCCTTTAGTATCGACGTGCTTGTCAAAATTCATCAGCGCCAGGTCCAGTGAATCCTGTTCTATGTATTTCTGCCAGCTCTCTGGAACATTGGGAAAATCATGTTCTCCTTCAAACTGAAGGGAAGCTCTGAACTTAGGTGAGTATATTTCCAAGCCGCCAGATATATCCCAGATCCAGAAGCCAAGTGTATGATCATCCAGACCAGACTTGATCAGCTTTTCATAGAGGCATTTAATATTATTCTCACACATGGCAGCCGCCAGTTCAAAGTGCAGCTCATTCAGGGCCGTGTTCTGCTTCAGTAGAAACTCATTAGTCATTAGTTGTTTTTTTTAAAGGCACTATGGGTTCATTGATGATTTTTCTGACCTTCTCCATTATTACCAGGTACTTAGGGTCTGCGATGTCTTCAAACATTGTCAGCATCATGTCCACCCCTACTTTGATATTCGAGGTTTTCATTCTCTCAGCAGCCATTCTGGCTTCAAACTCTCTGCGCATCATATTCATTTCAGCCTCTAGTTTTTTGAATTCTTCATGAGAGGCTGACGCTTGCTCTATCTCTTTCTTCCTGGTCAGATATTGCCAGCCGTCCTTGCCGAATATGGCAGCGACAAATGAGCCTATGGCTGTGAAAACAATAACTATTATATGTGAGTCTCCCATTTCTATCAGTTTTTGGGGGTTTTGAAATAAAGGAGAATCTGTACCAGGCTGGCCAGTATCCTATCTATGAGTCCCAGCACTTGTACTGCTGTCGTCACAGTCTTGATGATGTCACCATCAGGCGTCCGTACATGGATCGTCTCACCATTCTTGGCGATGATCTCCCCTGTGATTCCACTCGATTTTATCATGACTGCGTCCTTGATTTTCAATGCTTTGATTCTCATTATTTTGACTTACTGAATTAATAGCTGGCTTGGTTTTCTATGTCGGCTATCTCACTGGCTGTAGCTTGGAATTCAGAATGGACGACATAGGCTTTGATAGGTTTGGATAAGGCTCTGACCAGCTTATCCACGTTCTGGCTCTCTGACTGGTTTATGGTATTGGATCCTGTATCACTATTTCCGACGGTAGTGGCCAGCACGGTTATCAGCTGATCTATTTTCGATAAGAGCGGACCTACTGCCTGCGCTTGTGAGGAGCTGGCACCAGTGGTATTGATGGAAATTCCTGAGAGTCCTGATGGTGTCGTGTCCGGAGCATAACCACCTGACATGAATTTCAGTGGCTGGATGATCTGACTCGGATTTCTCCTGTAGGTATCCATCCAGTTGATCACCTTTCCGAATACCGGGTGACGGACTTGCCACTTGGGGTTGACGTATTCTCCCACGTGCAGATCTGCATTCACTACACCATCGAGGCCATCGTGGTAGATGGCGTGGTGACCGGTGTAGCCAGCTGAAGCATATCCACCGTGATAGAATTTCTGCTTTGCTACCGTGGCTGTATTCTTAGCTGCTCTTATGACAGCCGCAGCGGTCTGGACGCCTGCGATGATAGGCCCGGCTATGAGTCCACCTTCCGGTGCATTCTTCCAGATACCTGCTATCTCAAAACCCAGGTTCCCTGCAATCTTGGCAATCTCTATGGCCTTGATGGCATTACTGTGTTTCTTCCTGGCTGCCTCATCCTGACCTAATATCTGTATGGCAAAATTTAGGGTATCAGTTGCTAATGCTTTGCTGGCCTGCTGCAGTTGATTTTTCAGATCTTCTGTCCGCTTGGAATTCTCCAGCTTCTTACCATCGATATCTTGCTGGACCTTCAGCTGATCTGCTTGGTTTTTGGCGAAAGCCTCTGTTTCCTGGAGACCATATTTCTGGAGGAGTTCTGCTTTACGTTCCAGCTCTGACTGCTTATTCAGCAGCGCTTGCTCCTCATATTCCTGTTCTGTCAGCAATCTATTGAGGAACTTCTGCTGCAGCTCGGTGAGCTCGTGACTGGAAGCAGTCTTGATAGCCTCCAGTTGCGCGGTTACCTTCTGATCCGTTATCTCTCGCTGCACGGATGCCAGCTCTATCTGGGCCTCTCTGTAGAGGCTGGTCTCTTGCTGGTCGCCTGCTCGTAGGATCTCCAGTTTCTGTGTCAGGAAGGTTCTGCGGCTCTCCAGGACTTGCTCATCATAGGCCTGTTCTGTGATACGCTGCTGTTCTCGTGACAGCTTGAGTTCTTGTATTTCCGTATCCTGGATGTCCTTGATGCCTGCGATACGCTTCTCCAGGCTCTGCTGAGCGATCTGATCATCCACCTCGAGTAGATTGATATAGGTCTCTCTGTAGGTGTCAGAATTAGTCTGGCCGAATTGTACCAGGAGATCCAGCTGCTTCTGGAAGTTGTCTTTTTTGGATTTCAGGGTAGCGGCCTGATATTCCGCTTCTGTGCTTTTTTTCTGTTTGTTCAGGATCTCCAGTTCCTGCAATTCTTTTTTGGCTTGGGCCTTGAGGGCTTTGAGAGCGAGGTCTTGTTTTGAGGTGCTTTTCTTCTTGGACTTATCTTTGTCTGGAGTGGCTAAGGATAGTTTCTTCAGACGTGAGTTGATGCCGTCTGTTATCGCTTGGCCAGCCAATATCCCAGCATCAGAACCTGCTTTCACTAATTCTCCTGATGACTCATTTATGGCAGCTGCTTGACCAGCTAGAAGGGATTTTTCCTTCGAGGCGTCAAAGCCATTTGAGAATGCTTGTTTCAGTCTCTTTCCTTCTGTGAATGCGATGGAAACAGGATTGGACTTTTTGAGTCCAGTGCCTATCTCTTTCAATCCATTCAGAATCTCACCAGACTTGATAAGTTGAAAACCCTTGGCGAATGATCCAGCAGCTTCAGATATTATCTTGAATGTTTCCTTGGCTAGTGATCCTAATCCATCTACAACAGCTCTGAATGTTTCAGATCGTCTATAAGCTAATTCCAGCCCTGCTGCCAGTAAGGCCAGAGCTGTGATGATGAGACCGATGGGATTAGCTCTCATAGCCGCAGTGAGACCTTTCTGGGAAGCTGTCATTACTGCAGTTGCAATTGCTGTAGCCTTGGCTGCTGCTGCCTTTCTGAGTAGATTGGCGCTGAGCAGTAAGAGCTGAGCATTCGCTATGATGGCCTGAGAATTGAATGATATGACAGCCACGGTGAAAGCTATCAGCTGGACTCTGTTCTCCTTGAGAAAAGCTGGAATCTTAGTCAGACCCACACCTAATGCGAATAAGGTAGTCAAGAGTTTTTCCACGACTACCACACCTTTCTCGAAGGCTGGCAGAAAGAGCGCGGCCATTCTTCCAGCGGCTTCATTTATCTTGGCTATGATCCGAGCCTTGGTCTGGATGAGTCCTTCTCCATTCTTCCTGAAACTCTCCTGAGCATCACCAGACTTTTCAGTTATGAGCTCAAGTGTTGCCATAGCCTTGGCTTGCTGGAGGGCTGTGCCAGTAAGCTTAGACATACCTTTTGCGGCTAGTCTTTGCTTCACATCATTCTCCTGAATAGATATCCCTAATGTCTTAAGCTGCTCCCTCTCACCTAGTAGTGCTTTTGATAAGATGTCTGATACCTCAGTGGATGTTTTCTGACCACCAGTCCAAGCACTCAATGCACCCGAAAGACTAATCATTTCGGTGGATAACTTGGCTGCTTCTACCCGCTGAAATCCCATTGGGATGAGTAGATCACCAGCCTGTGCTGTCAGCTTTTTATACTCATTACGAGTAAGGCCGAGTGCAATAGCCTGCTTGTTAGCAGATTCTTCCACAAGAATGGCTGCGTCACCGAATACGGTTGTGAATTTATTTTTAAGTAAGTCCAGACCTGAAGTCTGGGCTGATATGAAATCGAAAAATCGCTTAGCAGAACGAATGACAAAAGCTGCGGCCAGTGCTGGTGAGAATTTCTTAAGCACTGAAATAACTGAATTACTTTCTGTTCTGACGCCTCTTGTCTGCCTTCTGATTTCGCCTAGTCTATCATTCACTTTTCTGAGCTCAGCAGATTTTTTGACAAAGGCATCCGTGCCAGGTGTCAATGCCAGTAGCTCGCGCTTCAGGTTTCTGGAATCATTGATTAATTCACGATATGACTGACCAGCCTTCTGGCCGTTGATCTCGACTTCGAGTTGTATTTTATCACGTCTGATACTCATGCTGCAAGTGATTTTCTGAGTGTATCAGCCTGGTGTTCCCTGAGTGCGGCCAGTAGTCTGCCATAGAGGGAATGGATGTCTTTTTCCTTGCCTTTGTTATACCATTTCTTACGCTTGATCGGTTTCTTGGACTTGACGATTCCCCAGGCGATCTGATTCATCAGCTTGACATTGGATGAGGGGATCTTGTACTTGAAACCATTGATGAATTTGTTGACACCTTTATCCTTGACGTATTGTAAGATATCCTCGAAAGGTCTATTGCCACGGTTACGGACTTTGCGCATATCCTGAAATCTCATGTATCCCTCAAACTCAAAAAGCACTCGTGCCACTTCACCCTTGATCACCTTGTAATCAAAAGAATTCTTACCTCTGCCTGATGCTGAGCCAAGTTTCTGAGCTGCCTGGACACGGTTCTGAATGAACTCTAATGCCCACGCGGCTAGCACGTCATTGATGATGTCTCTGGGGGTATCCACCGTTGATTATTGAAATACAGAGTTAAAAGAGAATGGCTTCAGGTGCTAGGACGCAAAAAAGAATTCTGCAAGATATTGGCATAAGGCAATGAACAATAAGAGGCCTACACTGTAGAAAAAGACCTCCCAAGAAATTCTAGGATCCTTGTGTTGCATAATCACAATATAGCAAAAAAATAGGCCACCACTTCTGGCAACCTATCTGCTGAACAATTTATAAAACACCTCGGTCAAAGAAGCTTTACTTGTCTGCCGTGCCTTTCTTCGTTTTTCCTTCTGACCACCAATGTGATCTGGCAGGATACTTCTTAAGGAAAGTGGCTTTGGCCTTGTCATCCATTTTCTTGGGATCATAGGTTTTTCCATCTATGACGATTCCTCGATTGTATGCTGGGCCGTTGTATTTTGCTGCCATCTGGTTTTTACTTAGTTAGTGACTGGGTTTTTAGGTTGTGATGGCTCCGGTGTAGAAATACGGGAATCGATCTCCAGCATTATACTTACCAGTGACGACATATCCATTCTTAGGATTAGTCTGCTCATCACCAGAAGTGTAAGCGCCTGTCTCGATGTCACCGAGTAATCTCTGCTCACCATTGGCATCCTTGATGATGATAAGCTTAGGGCAAGGATCATCAGATCCTATGACCAGTGACTTGAATGCGGACATTCTAGGAATGAAGAATTTGACTTCGACTTTCTTAGAGCTGCCATCTTCGTCACCTTCGGAGGTGGTCTTGTAAGACTGCTCATTAGGTGAGATAGCCCATGAAGCCCAGACTTTGCCTGTCTTCAGTACTATGTCGCCCTCTATTTTAAGGGTAGGGTTTCCATCAGTATCCAAGACGGGATCAGGAATGGAATCCACATCAGCTTGGTTGACGACGTAGATTTTATTTTTAAGTCCGACTGCGTTTCCTTTTCCACAGACGGCATCGATTGTATTCGACATCAGGTTTTGATTTTAGAGATTAATTTGAAAAAAAATTGGTTTTACTCCACCTCTACCATGAGGCTGGGAAGATCTGTCATGATCTTCTTCTGGAGGTCTTTGTCCTCGGCTACCATCTCGGCAGTTACGTCTCCTGTACCAGGAATATTGACACGAGGGAATTTCAATTGATATTCCTTTTTGTCAATTTTCATGAGTGGCTTGTCCTTGCTGGCTGGCTTGAGTAATGACGGATCATTCTTAGCTGCTTTCTTGATCAATTTCTTGAGCTCCGCATTCTCAGCTTTCTGAGCTTTGAGCTCTTCAGCTAATTCGTTCACTGTGGTTTCCAGCGTTTCGATTTTGCCTAACATTATAGGATCTGTGATAGGATCAGTAGTTGGCTCTTTTGCAGCTGGTGCTGGTGCCTTGGGCGCTGGCTTGGCTTCAGGAGCTTTCTTTGCTGGTGTATTTTTTTTTGCTGCCATGAGTGCTGATTTTTTTTGGATTGAAAAAGTGAGCAGACGCTAATTTCCCGGCATGGGGTTCACGCCTGCTCTTTTGCATGGGGTTTTATCTTAGGCGATGCCTTGATCGTTAGTCCTCAATAGCTGGTCGCTGATGATTCCTATCTGATAGCCTATCCAGAAATCTGACATTATTGCCAGCTGTCTGTAATGGGTCTGGAATCTCAATAGTGGACCTTCGTCAGCATAGCCATAGTGCAAGTTGGATTCAGGCGTCATCATCATGAAGTCTCCTGTTATCCCTGCACAAGCTCTGAAGGTCACACCTCCATTACCTAGGCCTATACCGAATCTGAAAGTGGTTCCATCAGAGGTGGTGTACTTACCATATCGCTCCTGATAATCTTCCTGAAGTTTCAGCAAGTGGTCAGGTGACACGAAAGCCGTAAGTGCTGTTTTCTGATACTGTGGAGCGAGTGCCTTATAGACTAGCCTTGCTTTTTCCACTGCATTGGTATTAGTGATGGCTCCTGTGACCACTGGTGTCAGATTACCGTCAGCAATTTCTTGCTTGCAGATCTCCTGATAGCCATCGACTACATCATTGATGAGAGATCCATCCGGCACTGTAGCCAGTCTCTTACCTCCCCAGGATGCTATCTCGTTTTCCTGAGCGATCTTTCCTGTGATCTTTTCAGTTATGAAGCCAGGGAAAGGCAACTCAGTAGGTGTCACACCTCTGGATCTCAATGCGCCCAGATAGGACTTATCAAAATTCTGAGGATAGAGCTCTATGTCCACCTTGCAAGATCTTGTCTCCAAGACTCTCGGTGTGAATTTCAAGCTGTCCGTCTTAGGATCGAAGGTGGTTTTTCCAGCTTGCACCAGATCACCTACAAACATCTCTGTGAGGACTTCTTTGCCTTTCAGCCCCTCGTGGAGCGTGGCGAAGGCGGGAGTGTCAAACTCCAGGAACATCTGGGACATGATCTGAGGATTGAAATCCTCAACATAGTCCTGGTATGCTTTTACGTCTATTAGATTTAATGACATTCTATGGTTAAGTTTTTTGGGTCGTTATGAATTTTTTTTTGAGAATTACGCTGAGGCTTTTTCACCTAGTCCCTTGGCAATTGCTTGCTGGTGGATAGGCATGGAGCTGTAAGCACGTTGCTTAGGGTCCGCTGGTGGATCCTCCGTGGTTTCAGTTCTTGTCTCAGGTGCAGCTGGGCCTTTCTGGAGCTCAGCAATTTCTTTCTTGAGCGCATCGAATTGCACTTGTAGCGCTGATTCTATGGTAGGCGCTGCTGGCTCTGGTTGTCGCTTGCCTGACTTGAATTCCTCAAGTTCTGTCTGTAGGGCCTCGAATTGCTCTTGCAGGGTAGGCGCTACTGGGTCGGGCTTTTTCTTGCCTGACTTGAATTCTGCAAGTTCAGCAGCCAGGGCATCATGCTTTTCTTGTAGAGTCGGTTCTGGGGTTGGTTTGGTATCCATTGGGGTTTTGAATTTGTCTGAAATAAAGTTTTTGAATGTGGCGATCAGGCCTTCGCTTTCTTTCTTGTGATAGAATTCAGCTAGGACTGTGAGCTCTTCTCCATGCGTCTCCAGTAGAGCAGGGAAGCGCTCATCATAGATGATCTGGTGGAGGTTGCTCAGCATTTGATCTTGAGTGCTGTAGAGTTCTTCAGTCAAAGCGCCATCACCGACCATGTCGCAGCCCTTGAGCTGCTGGATCTCACGATAGACATTTCCATATTCCTCTAATGGGCTTACCCATCCAGAATCTTGGTTATAATAACTGACTCTGATTTTTAATCCTGTACTGTCTCTCTGGTATTTCTCACCAGGGTAGAACTTGATCGAGGAATTGACTCTGGACTTGTCCTCACTGGCCAAGGCGAGAATATGAGAGCCCATACCTGGATGTGTAGGGGATTTATCTGCACTTTCAAATATCTGCAAGTCGCCTACCATCTTATTGCCATCCATTCTCACATTGTAGAAGTAGCCTAAGGCTTTATCAAGCCCTTCTCCGAAATTGTGACCGTACTCAGACGGTAACTTTTTCAGACGATTGGCTTGCTTAGCGGCCTTCTGTAGTTCTGCCAGCTCGATGTGGACGTCATGACCTTCAGCTTGTCCTACTTGAGCCATAATTACGTCAGTAATGACACGTGAGTCCTTATTGACGTTTGGTTGTGAAGTGGTAGACTTTCGGAAATAGACAGGTTTCATGCTGTTATTTGAATTTGAGATGTAAAATTATATTAGTGTGCAGGCGCGGGATAGGACAGAAAAATCATAGTTCTGAAATTTTCACTATCTCAAATGTGGAGGTGGATTCCATTGTGTCCACATTCGGTGCAATGTTTGTTCCTTGCTCATATCTGATTTCTATATCTGCTGGAATATCTGAGGTAGTTATATTGATCAATCTTGAGAATGAGTGTGATTCTTTGTCCATGCCTTGCAATGTGATCCAGTAGTCTGCCTGATATCCTGTACCCTCATAAATCATCGCTCTGATCTTGCCACTGGCATCTCCACTCAGAGCCAATGTGACATTGACTCTGTACACTCCAGTCTCATTGATTGTTATCTTGTCTGCTGTGGTGTCATCCACTAGACCACTACTCTCTGGAAATCCTTGAGAAGTCCAATCAAAAACGTGCTGATTAGTATCGCCAGTGGTTATGGCAGACGTCGTGGCATTAGTGATCAGGCCTCCGTACTCTGGAGTGAATGGCTTTTGCCAATCTACTTTTCCAAAAGCGTCAGCGGTCAAGACATCGCCTTCATTCCCCGAGTCATTAGTGCCATCGATTATCTTGTGAGCTAGTTTCACTTCACTGTCGTCCAGAATTATTCCTGGCCCTGAAGAGTTGCCGTAAATGCTCAATTTTTTATCCGAGACGATAGCTGCATTCTGAGCACCTAAGAATCCCATTCTTACTTTTTCTGTAGTGCCTGATTCTTGAATCTGCCAGTAAGATCCATTCAAGCCCACCTCTATGTCTGTGTTATCAATTTTCCAAGCACCGAAGCTTGTATTAGCCAAAGTCGTCACAGTGGAAGAAGGCACAGTACCACTGCCTGCATAGATCCCATCACCATCCAGTTCATTCTGGTCATCTGAATCACCGTCTTCAATATTAAGGGATAGCGTAGACCCGATCGAACGCTGCACGCCCCTAGTGGCATTTCCAGCCGTATTGGTTGTGAAGCCTGTTACGACTCCGTCAGCAGTACCTCCACCTGCGTCCTGCCACTTAACTCCATTTGCATCTCTTCCGAGGAACTGTCCATTAGTCCCCAGGTTGCCGCTAGCATCTTTGATGTAGCCATCCAGTTCTATGTCACTGGTGAATTCTGAAGTTCCATCTACCTTGAAAGTGCCTGTCGTGAGGTCACCAGAAAGCAGGGGAAAACTTCCATGTCCTATCACCAGCTTATTTGAGTTACTTGTAGCACCATTGAATGAGGAATTATTTCCTATGAATATATTATTCGATCCCACGGTATTGATTTTCCCAGCACCATTTCCCAGCATGATATTGTCACCGCCAGAATTGATGTTTCGTCCAGCCTCATAACCAAAAAATGTATTGTTCGATCCGGAAGTCAATGACTTTCCAGAATCAAAACCGACTGATATGTTATTCTGAGCAGATGTGGTCAGGTCTCCAGTATTCTCGCCTAGAAACGTATTGTCAGAAGAGTCTGCAATATTCAGAGCACCATCTATCTCCAGCTTATCAGTTAAGGTTATGACTGTACTGGAAGGCACAGTGCCAGAACCGCCATACATGCCATTTCCATCTATTTCATTAATCCATCGATTACCAATTATTTGTGAATTATCATATCTCCAAGTTTGTCCCGTATTGTGATTGATGGCTCTTAGACATTCATCCTTTGGGTCTCTCGTATCCATAGATGAGATTGAGTTGGGATTTGCATTCACCGCACATACGCCAGCACCACCTACTATAGATTGAGATTTAACTAGGCTCGACAATAGCATTATCAAGATTAGTGAAATTATATGTCTCATCTTTTACGCTTTTGTTTTTAGTTTAAATTATTGTCTAACTCTAATCGTTCCTTTTGGTTGTCCATATGGGTTTCCAATGTCTAACTTATACTCCTCTTCTACCACTACACCTCCAGTAGTTGCTGCTGCATCGTCTACATAGTAGGTTAGTCTGTCTCTGTATTGAGTCTGTATTATCTTTCCAGTAGTATCATCAAAAGCCGCTATACTCGCTACTATTCCAGTGTGAATGAGTCCTGAGTTGCTCCTATATTCAGGGAATATAACTGAACCTGTCGATGGTGCTGATTTAATTACTTCAATGCTGCTCAAAACGTCTGTTATTGCAAAGTCACCCGTAGTTGCTTTGGTCTGTAAATCCCATTGAGCTGCTGTGTTCTTTAGCGAGTGGGTTATTGCTTTATTGTTCTGAGCTTCTTGTAGGAACCAGTTTGCCGCTGTTGTTCCTGTGGCTATTGTCGTTAGTGTTCTGGGCAACGTGCTGTTAAGAATGGTTGCTGTTGACGTACTATTTGCAAAACCTCCACCTATCGTTACATTACCGCTATGGTAAGTACCAGTAGAGTTGTCGTTAGTCTTGTCTCCAGTAGTATACTCTCTCCACTGAGTCGTCTTCATATCATCGACTAATACTTTCTTTTCGTCTGTTTCCGAGTCATCATACATTATAAGATAATCAGTGGCATCATCTATTGCTGATGCTGTTGTAAGTTCATCTATGTCTATATCTGCTTCAATGTCTGTACCGTTCAAAGATAAATCAATACCATTCACTAAGTCATTGACTCCTGTAACTGTTCCACCACCTCCACTGAAATTGGTGGCAAGTACCTTGACTTCTGTTCCAGCAGATGCGTCATATACTGCGATGTAATCTGTTGCTGCGTCCACTGTCGATTCTGCTGGCAATTCGTCTATATCTAGATCCACTTCTATATCATTTGATACATTGAGAGATACATCAATACCGTTCGCCAAGTCATTGATCCCTGCCGATGAAACTTCTACCCATTTCGATCCTGCCGATTGACTGTCATCATACATCCAAACTTTTGGAGTATGCGGATCTATTGCGTAAATCGCTTCGCCTTTAGTCCAGTCTTGAGTGGCGATTGATGTAATGTTGTTTGGATCAGCACCTGCACTCAATGCAATATTACCACCACCTCCTTCGATGGTTTGTGCGGTCATTGAAATTGTTATCGTAAGCACTAATGTTAAGGAGATTGCTAGTCCTTTGATAGATTTGTACATTTCTTTTTTTTTTGTTGATTTAAAATTAATTTTCTATTCTTAAATAAAACCTCACCTGGTTGGCGATAGCTGATTGCAATTCAATTGCTCCTATGTCTACTTGTCCGTTAAGTGGGTTTCTGCGATAATCTGTTAAATATATTGTTGTCTTTCCTTCATCCAATAATGGCGAAGATGCAAGTGGAGTATAAACAGAACTTAGTAATGGGTCTACCCCTATATTGTTTATCTCCGTGAAGTTGGTTAGTGTCGTCCCGTTATTTATATGAACTGTTGCCACGTTGAATACATCATTACTTTCTATATTGACTCCATCCATCTGATCTCCTTGCAATCTTACTCCACATTGGTCAAATCCTGAGAATATATTATTTACTATCTCTGCTCCATTCAAAGTATCTATTTGTAGGTTAAGGCCGTAGTCAGCATCAGTACCTAGTATTGTGTTATTTATCACGTTGATATCTTCTGAATTAAACTTTGATGGTGATGACCAATCCATAAACGTGCATTGTGCATCTCCGTCACTATTTCCTATTACAGCTATATTGTGATGAATATTTATGTTCTTCACTAAGCTATCTCTAGGTGAGAATCGTACACCAGCCTCTTGATTTAGCATTAAGTTTCTTCGTATATAGACGTCTTCTATGTCATGTTCCAGATACACTGCTGCATTTAGATTGGCACCATCAGAACCATCATATTTTGATGGATATCCCAATGTATTGTCTCGCAGGTCTAATCCAAATGTACCGGTTGTGTTCAGTACATGATTAGCATCTACGCTTCCCTCAAAATAGTTGTCTCTGATCACCGTACCTCCCAAATCGAACCACAGCTCTACTATGAAGTTCCAGTTATTAGTAAGGTTGTTCGACGGTGGTTTGTATGCGAAGTTGTTCCTAATCAGTGTGTTCTTATTGTAGCCGTTCTGACCGTGCTTGAATGCATAACCGTTCTGACCGTTCACCTTATCAAAATTGAATGTGTTGTTGAACATTTCCATACCGTCTGTATCTCCGTAGTTGATACATCCCGAATGCCATCCTCCTAACGTTAATTCTGTGCAGGTATTGAATGTGCAGTTAGATATGACATGGCCCGTGACAAAGTTTACTGGGTACGTATTTAATCCAGTGTAGTCACCAAATCCTTGATTAACGTTACCTCTGAAATCGTTGAATATACAGTTATCTATCACTATGTTATTTCTACCTCTCCATGCTAAACACCCCCACTGAGTACCTCCACCCTTAAATGTTATATTTGATACAGTATTCCCTACTGTAGTTGTATCTATTATCGTTGATAATCCTATTCCATACTGCCAGTCACCTGAGATATTTACAGTTACCGTTGTTGCTCCACTTCCTGTCAGATCAACTCCATCTACATAATTTACAGCAGCAGTGATAGTGTGCGCTCCTGATACTATTACATCATCTCCACTAGTTGCTACGCTTGATGATTGTGACAGTGTAGCGAATGCTGTTGCTAGTGTGAGTCCGTCATTTGTATCGTCTCCTGAGTCTGATACATAATAAGTTGTTGCTGAGCTGATTAATGTTAGCAATAAAAGTAGTGCTGTTGAAATGCTTTTCATATTTGATTTTAAAATTTTCTTATTCTTAGACTACCCACACTTTCTCCGTGAGTATTCTCAACATCTAATTCATATAATCCACCGACTGGACAACCATTAGCTCCTGCATCGGCATCATTCAAGAATGTGCCCCGAATGTGATAAGGTTCTACCCAAGAGTAATTTCCAGCTCCATCTGTGCTCAATACCCAGCCAGATGTGCCACCAGAGGGCAGCGCTAGACTAGAGAAATCAGAAGTCTGTGTGACTCCAGATTCTGTTTGATAAGTCAGAATGTAAGTGGTTGTATCATAAGAGATATGAGTGGCCGTTTCTATATTCTTGATCCAGTCCAGTGCTCGTACTGTAGTGAATTGTCCCGCAGTATCAGACACCTTGATATAGTTAGAGTCAGGCGCGAATTCGAGTTGCCAGTCTTCAACCTGAGCCTGCATTGTGAGGCTGAATATGAGAGAAAAGAAGATAAGTAGTTGTTTCATTTCATTGAAGTCTATATTGAAAAATAAATATTGACTCTTGATCTTAAGGTAAGCTTATAGAAGGTGAGGTCTTGCCCATTCCGACTATACTGCAATTGTCCCAGAGGTCCAGAGAAATATTCTATTTTGATGCCATTCAGGAAGACTTTGATGTATTTATCTTCAGCTGGCAGATCTTCCACCGTTACAGTAATAGTATTGCCTGTAAAATCAGAGGAGGTGAATTCCTGATGGTATAGAGGGATGTCTCCACCTCCGAGATTGAAAGAATTTCCGCTTCTGTCTATGAAGTATTTTTCATTACTCGGTGCTATGACGAAGGTGTAGAGATTCGTCGTGTTACCAGTTGCTGGTGGAGCAGCGTCCAGAATTACTGGATTTATTTCCACATAGAAACCCGGTCCATTATTGCTGGCAGGCGGATCATCTTGTGGCGGAATGGGTACTGGTGCCTGGGGAAATTCATTCGGATCTCCGGGTTCTATTTCTGTACCTATGAGGCTGCTGAGATCGAGCTTGTTTTTCTTAAGTGTCTGAGCTGCGAAAGAAAAAGCATAGCCATTCCTGGCAGATCTCAAGGCGCCAGAATCATAGACATAGCTCATCCTGGATTTCTGAAGGTATTCTATATTTCCAGACCAGTCCGTGACGACGACTGCACATCTGTGGTTACTCAGCTGCGTGATGATATATTCCACATCGAAACGCTTCTTAGGCGTGAAGAAGCTGAGCGCCTGATCCACGTACATTCCAAACTTAGAACGTCTGGAAGTTTCTTTGAACTGGCCTGACTCGCTTCTGAAATAGATGGAGAATACTTTCGTCTGATCTATTACAGATAGGTTTCCAGAGATGAGCTGGATATTATTATCAGGAGTAAGTGTGATTTTTCTTACTGCTGCAGTAGAGCTGCATACACGTGGGATAGGCTTAAGCTGTAAGGACATATAGCAAACTTATCCTTACTGGCAATCAGTAGATAGGACTAGTGAGCACCTTTATGGCGTAGCAGATGACGCCATTGATGAAAGTGTGATTTTATTTCGCTCCTCTGTGGATCTTCAATTATGGGAATCAATTCCAATGAGGGAAAAGGAAACAGACGTTTCTGATTAACTAGTGTATTAATACGTTCTATATGCCTGTAGACACTTCTCTCGGATATAGTAAGCAATTGACTTATCTCATCTATACTGCGACCTCCGATATGATAATATATCCAACAGCGTGCTTGATTCATCCGTTTTGATAATACAAATCCACGCTGGGCAACGAAGGCATCAAAGTAATTTGAGGTGAAATATCCCAGCAGCAATTCCAATACTCCATTCTGGTGATATATTCGACAATACTTAGAGACGGCTTGGTTCTTTTTTTTGTTGAAAAAATCAGACTGCTTGCCGTTTTTCTTAGCCCTCGATAATCTGCGGTATGCAGAATCCATATCATAGTCTTCATCATCCAGATCGTAGTAAGAAAAGAAAGCGCGGATGGATTCTTTTCCCTCAGCTCCACGCTGCACTTGTGCAAGTACAAAAGTCTCCATCTTGTCAAGATGATACCGATGAAGAGCGCCACCGCCATGCTCGCAAGCTTTAAGGAAAGCATCTCTTTTCTTTTTGACATTGATGTCCTTGAACTGAAAAGAATGGAGCGTGGTGAGGTGTGGTAGGTGCTGCGTGGAGCTGGGAGCATAGAGCATAGGAAAAAGAACGCTTCTCTTATTCACTTTGACAAGTGAGCCGTATTCTTTTTCTAGTATTTTTTTTGAGAGAGTTGAAATCGATATTTCTATGATCATAAAACTGTTACTAATTCAGCGGGACAGGGCTTCAATCCTTGGTTCGTCAGAATCACTCTCAATTGTTTCACAAGGTATTGATTGTTTCGGATAGAGACCTTGTTTTTCCACTTCATATTAAGAATTTCTCTAATAGGTAAATTCAGTGAAGTTTTCACATTTTTCTTGTTTTGGAGGAAGTTGGCCCACTCTTTCCAGTGATTCTCGAACATTCCGTGTGGGCCGTTCCAGAGGAGGGATTGCTGAGCGCCTGGAATAACATCCTCTTTGGGATCGTATATGGTATTAGAAGCAAAAGGATATGTGTTTCCATCAGCATCACTTTGCAGCCCTCTGTAGAACATGAGCCTTATCTCATCATTAGTGCCAGGTGCGGTTCTCGCTTCAGGTACATATGTTATTGTTTCTGACAACTTGGTAGTTGTCATGAATAATGGAGAGCTACTAAATAGAAAAGGTTGACCATTTTCATTCAAAGATATCTGTCTCATCATTTTCTTAGACCTTCCGAATTTTCTTGCTGAAGCTCCTCCAGATAATCTTTGTAAGTAATAGTTAATCGAGTTCACATAATACCATCCAGGAGTATCAGCATCATCTCTAGTATCTACTTCATCAGGAACTCCACTGATTGTGAATGAATAATAATTCAAAAAGGGAAATCTCGTAAACATTTCATCCTTGCTGGATTCATAGCCCAGGCTGGAAGGGAAATCCATCGGAGTGGAACTTCCTATTTCATCAGATAGATAAGCACTCCAATCTGCTGAATGTGGAGCAGTGATAATATCCTTCAGAGAAATCAATTCAAGTTTTCCTTGCTTGACATCTGGAAGCAGTGCAATGCAAAACCATCTCGATATTCTTTTCAGCCATTCTGAAACTGATAAATTGGGGACATGATCAGAAAGATCAAAATCAAGATTCCAATGCGGACCCAAAGTCGGATCATCATCTTCAAAGTCTTCATCATAGATGCTGACATCGTTGTACACATACAATGATTTCAGTTCGTCAGTATTCTGAAATAAATTCTCAAAACTGAGTCCAGTGGCCTCAGCTATTTTTTCTAGTATGTAATCCAATCTGATGAATGGCGCTGCTGAGCGCTGTAAGGGATCAGAAACAAATGAATCAGTCGCCACATCATAGTAATTGATGAATTTTTTTCCTTCCAGGTCATCAGGCGTGCCATCCGGGAAGGTGATGTCTTGAGTCATCAGGGAATTAGCAACAGGAAAAAAAGCGTGGGTATGTGTGAGAGGGTTGAGGGCTGTGTCCTTGGCGTGTGCCAGGATAGCTGCTAAGTCTGCAAACTCGTGTACACCAAGATCCAGCTCATTCAATTTGAGATTTTTTATCTCAGTGAAGCTTTCAATGAGTACGTATAGTCTGGCATATTTGCTCTTAGTGCTTTTGCTGCTTGACTGGATGGTTGCTAGACCTTGAAATAGTGGTTTGCCTTGGAAATATATCTGACAGGGCTCATCATATATCTGCAAAGCTGCATTATCCACTCTGGATGGATACCTCAGTGTCTTTTTGTTGGCTGAGGTGAGCGGAACATTAATGGGCAGGGTGTAAGAGCCTGAGACCTTTGTGATATCTCCACCGACAAACAACGGGGAATTCAGAATGAACTCGACACTGGTATCAGGATAGAGATCCAGGCTACTTCCGAAAATATTGATGCTGATCATTGCTTAATATGGACGGTGTTGGCTGATTTCAGATATTCTGTTCCTTCATAATTCATTTCTACAAAAAATAGAAACGCCTCAGTATTTTTCACGTCTTTGATCTCACTGGTTGTGGGCAATATGCTTACAAAATCACCTCTATAGTAGTACCAGGTCTGAGCCATCAGCAGCTGCCTGAGGTGGTAGGCTTCAGCTTCTGTCATATATCCAGAAGCAAACTTATAGATTTGCACGCCTCTGGCATTGTGAAAGCTTCTCACAGAAGCTGCACCCCAGTCCGCCTGCGTGAATTCCTCATTGGTGACCTGAAAGTCTTCTGATGATTCACCGGGCATTCTGACTGTCTCTATTCCACCGAGTCCGTTATCTATGCATAGATACTTGTCATTGTCCGTGCACTCATCCAAGATGAAAGACTGCTGAGCTATCGTAAAAAATCCAGACGGATCAGCTGCTTTTCTGACTGTGATATTATAGCTGGCAACTTCCTTGGTGGCGGCTGCGGCTACATCATCATAGCTGACAGAAATCCAGTTGACCTGAGATCCTTGAGCTGTAATATCTTGATCAGAAGTGAATGTGGTACCATCAGCAAAAATTATGGTTTGCTGAATATTCAGTGTCAGCTCACCACCGCCAGTCGGGTAGAAGTAGAGCCATTCTGGTTGTGTCTTGGTTAGTTTTTTCTGACGGTAGGTTCCATCAAAGTTTTTGTATGAAAACAAGGGAATACCGTTGTTATTCGTGTAGTCTTTGAGATACTGGAGGGCAGAGCCGTGGATGATATTGAAATACTTCTCACCATTATCAGACCGAGATAGATCTCCAGGCAGTAGAGGGGTTCCCCACTGGTCAGCGAATTTGAAGAATATAGCGGTGCTGGCAGTGGTAGAATGGCCGTGGGAAATTGTGGGAGAGGGGACCCCTGGTTTCAGATCCACTAAGCCGCTGATATCCAGGGTTGCTCGCTTAGTGTAGTGGTCGTATGGGACATTGAGTGTGACCAGTTTCGTTTCATTGTCTTCTATCCGGTCATATTCCCATACTTCGACGTAACAGCTGAGATTAGGATGTGTGGGAGCGTAGGGTGCGGTGGATCCGTCGTACTTGTCAGACTCTATGACGACGAACATATCATCCTTTGAGAAATTCAATTCCCTGGGTGTTAGTATTAGAGTAGGTGCAGCCATCTATCTGAATGGGTTGTAAATGAATGGAAAGGAGTGGCCTGACTGGCCGTTTTTTGTGTGGCCTGACGCTGTGCGAGTGTGGCCATTGATGGTGACATCTAACTGGATGTAAAAGCCATCAGAGGTGGTCGGGAAATCTGGATTTTCATTATCAGTTATTTCTGTGGTTTCTCCATCGTCGATAAAGGTCCACTTGTAGGAGTCGAAGGCATCGAGGGAAGGCTTGACAGTGTTCTCTATTGTGACAGTGTCTTCATCTTTAGACCAATTGAATCCGACATTCATTCCAGGAGGAAAGATCTGCTCGAAAGATGATGAGAATGAGTAGTCAGATGAGATAGGTCTGATTGTCATCTCGACTCGCCAGCCTTGATCGTTGTCATTATTCAGATTATCCAGCGGATACATATTTGTCCGCTGGAAAAGCAAGCTATAATCTTCGGATTGCTGAGAGCATTTCAGCTTGAGAATGATTTCCTTAGAGATTCTTTCAGTCATCGACTTATTATATCTCATTCGCTCTGTGTCATCCTTGGATGAATTGGTCAGGACTACCCAGGTGACAGTATATTCCTCGACTATAGAATCCTGATCATTCGGGAATGAGATTTCAGGTGACTCCAGCCAGAATGCTGGATATTTTATGTTGTTTCTTTCAGCACCTAGAATTTCATCTGAATCTCCAAAATAGAAATCCTGGATGTCCTTGTGCTCGATTGCAACTCTTTCGAGTAGGTCTCTTATCTGGTCAGAATATATCATCGTTATTTTTTGAGCATTTGTGCCAGATGTTCCTCTTTCTTTTTGCACAAAAAGGCACAGACATCGTGCAAATTATAGGCGTGAACTCCGTGAATATCTCCGAAAACACCAGTTTCAGCCACGGAGAAAAACAATCCCCACCATTCCAGTTTTATTTTGGCTTGGTATCCTTCAGCATTTGCGATCGGTGAGTCGAAAAGATACTCACCGTAGAGCTCGTGGATGAGTGATTTGATCCCTGCGAAGTAGGCCAGCGTGACTATTTTGATATAAGTTGGCACCTTTCTAAGTTTCTTGACCTTCCATTTCAGCTCTTTATCAGCATTATCTCCGTCAATTGGCTGGTTTTTGTGTCGAGCTAGTACTGCAAAGAATAGATCCAGATCTTTGACGTCCTGAGATTCTTGAAAACGCTTGAAATAGAAATCAGCCTTTGCAAATTCAAAGCAAGTCCCGTCCTTGAATTGACTCTGAGGCAAAGACCAACTGGGCTTGAATGATAGAAATAGCTGAGACCGTAATCCGATCATACTCATCCAATCTATACAAGTAAGGAGATCATATTTCTGGCCGATGCTCAGCAAGTTGTAGTCTCGCTTGCTCAGTTTCTTGAGAAGCTTGAATAAGATGATGTCTCTGGCTTCATCATCTTCCTCACAACTGATCAGAGCCTGGCATATGAATGGTAATAAGTTGGGAGGTACTTCCTCCCAACTCTCAGGCAGATTGAACTGCATAGTTTTTTTGACACTGGTGATTTTAATGCTATGCATCAGCGATTTTCTTCTCGTTTTTGTCCTCGGATGTAGAGGCAAACTTTGCGATAAGTGCACCGACTATGGCTGCAGTAGAGGCTACCTTAGAATAGATAACAGTCCAGGCGGCAGGCAAGTACTGAATGACACAGATCTCCATAGTCTCACAAACGTGAGCCAGAAGTCCTGGCACTCCAGTGATAAATGCCACCACCATAGCTATGATGGAAATGACTTTGAAGAACCAGGGCTGCTTTGCTCCCCAGCGCTTAACCAATTCCAAAAGGAAGCGATCCATTAATTTCATATGTATAATTTGATTGTGATAAAAGAATTTCAATTCAATCTACTAGGGTTTATCAGCTGGGAATAGGACTATAATTGTAAGGATTGAGAATCAGTATAGTGGTGACTGTCACGTCACCCATTACTCTGTGAAAGTCATTAAGCGCTCGACGTGAAGCAGCGACATCCAGATACTTATCACCGTCAAGGTTTTTCAGGTAGGCTCCTGGAGCAATGCACCCTTCCAGCTCGTGCCAGAAATTAGAAGAATGAATCTTGCACTCAGATCTGCCAGGCACATCCTTGATTTCGAAAAGATCCATATTGAATCTGGGTGAATATTCCAAGACAAGAGGATAGGATCCTGGAGGGATGGATGAATTATTCCTCTGATTATTTCTATCACCTCGCTCTATGCAAGGACAGGTGAACACTGGCCAGCCATTATCATCCACTACTGTGAGAGTTCCAGTGGTCTGGTTTTCATCTGACTTGTATCTCTGAATAATGACTTTCATTGCTTTTTTGTCTCAAAAAGTCTCATTTCAGCAGTTATTGCTAGGACGTGAAACTTTCACCAGCTACCGACCAGAATTCGCATTTCAAGTGGACTTTTGGACTTTAACACTTTTTGGTACTGATAATCAAGGAGTTACGCAGTCCACTTGGGGTGGACTGATGTGGACTGATTTCAGTCCATTTGGACTTTTGGACTTTTGGACTGATGTGGACTTTTGTTGGACTGCGTAAGTGGCTGATAATCAGAAAATTAAAAGTTAAAGTCCAAAAGTCCACCGATTCTATCTTATTCTGATTCTTAGAAAAAAAAAGAAAATTCAATTATATATACGGCAGCTGGGTCTTTTCTCCGGGATAGATTTTCTATCTATTAATGAGAAAATAGTCAGCACAATGGACTTGGATCAGGTCGGCTATGATCAGAAATCGATTATCCTGAACTGAATATGTAGGATATTGATTTCCAGATATGTAAAAGCTGAAACGAAGGATAAGGCTGCCTCTCAGGCACATGGAACCACGGGCGCGGTTTTCATTTTCGTTAATTAACTGAGTTTGATTTTCGGTGTAATATGTTGTAAATTACTAACAGAAGGCTTGGACCTTAAGGAATACAGATAGCAGGATGGTTAGCACCTAATCCTAACTATCTGATTATCAGACAAAATCGCGGACCCTCCTCCTCCGC